TTCCATCGATCGTTTTAATTCATCAAAATATTTCATAATTAAAATTGTACTCTTTGACCTGCACCTGCATGTGGCCATTTAGTTTTATACTTATAATAATAGATGTAATCATCATTTATTCCATCGTAAGGATGCTTTTCTGCATTCCAAGTATCTTTTGTATCTGTGCAAACCGACTTATCATTGTCTTCGATTATAAATTTAATAGGTAGATCATATGCCTTAGCGTAACGTAAGCACTCACTAAAAGATCCTGTCAGAGATGTCATATCCCCAACAAAACAATATACTTTATTATCACCACCGCTTCTCTTAATATCTAACGCTAGACCGACACTAATAGGTAGTATACCAGTAACAATCGCAGAAGAAAATACTCTGTATTCAGGAAAGTTTAAAGAAATAGATCTACCTTCCATAATCTCCTGTTTAATTTCTGTTTTAGGTACCCCCTTTAAGAGACATTGATAATGACTACGCCAGGTACATAAAACCCAATCATCTTTTTTAATGTCTTTAAAAATAGATATCATTTCATCCTCATTACCTGAATAAAGGTGTACAGGAGCTTTTATTTTTGAATTATTAAATTCTTCAGCTATATCTTCTTCGAAATCTATTAAATCTTGCTTAGTCATATATTTTTCTCTTTAGTTTTACCTTCGTCATTTGTAATATGTTATCCACTTGCTTCTGTCCATACTTACTTTTAACTAATTCTAAGAAAGGACCATGAGTATGATAATCAGTATACGCTTCATCTCTAAATTTTAATATGTCAGCTGCTGAACATTGATCTGTTTGTGATGGTAAAGTATTATAACCAAAGAAAGAGTAACCCTCATACGTCGATGGTAACGAATATCCCTTATCAATTGCATCTCTATATAATTGACTACCGGGTAATGGCATAGCTGCATATGCATTCCACCCCATTGTACATAAATCTTTACTAAGTTGTAGTGTTTTTTGCATGCTTTCTTGGGTATCGCCAGGTAATCCGAAAATATAGTTACCCATTACATTAATACCTGCATCATGTATCTGATTAACAACCTTTTGTATATCAACTTCCTCAAATTTACCCTTCGCAACCTCTAATCTTACTGACTTTTCACCACTTTCTATACCGAGTGCTAACCATTTAATACCAGCTGACCTGACTGTAGTTAAAAGATCCGGTCTTCTTATTGTATCAATCCTAGAATACGCCCACATTGTTAATTTATCAACATATGGTCGTTGACTTAACGCCAAACATAGTGGTTCATAATACTTTTTATTGAATAAAAACAGTTCATCTGTAATTTTTATTGTATAAACGCCTAATTCTGCTAATTTATCAAATTCTTTAATAATAAACTCCGGAGACCAGTGTCTCATGAGACTATAATTACCAGCAACGCCAATTTCTTCATTATCATTGCGGTTTAGTATATTAATCATGCAAAAGTTGCATCCAAACTGACATCCTAGTGAAGTTTGAATAGCAGCGTAGGGAGAACGCTTGGTTTCATCGTATTCTGCGTGCCACATCGGGGCTCTATACAAATCCAACGGTGTTTTATCGTATGGTAGTAAGTCCCACGCATATCCAGGTAAGTCTATGTCCATTCTATCACGTGGTACCACCTTTTCAGGAGGATTAAACGTCGGTTTACCGTCTTTTCGCCACACAATACCGTTAATATCACCTAAATCGTCAATATCTATGTTTTTTAAGCTTAGAACGTTTCTTAAAGAGTAAACTCCCTCGTTTGCAAATACGAAATCAATAGAAGGCTCATCTTTTAGTGTTTTTACAGGTAGCGCCTGTACATGTGAACCGACATAAGCTATAGGTGTTTTAATATTATGAGCTTTAAGATGACTAGAGAGGTATACCGCACCAGACATGTTAACTGTACCAGCATTAACGTTTTGACCATATACTACAAAGCATATAAGGCGTGGTTTTAGCTGTTTAACACGGTCTAAAACATCTGAACATGTTAATTGTTCAGCATTTGCGTCACATATACCAACTTTATAGCCTATTGACCTGCAAGATTCTGCAAGAAGTAGCGACCACGTGGGTGGTTCGATAGCAGCATACTTATCAGCAAGGTCTTGATATATACCTTTACTATTACCAGGTGATATAAACAGAACATCCATTATAAATTTGTAAAATCTCTATCTTTAAATGTTGCAATAAATTGATAACCTTTAATTAACTCTTCAATTCCGTCATCTAATGTAAAGGATGGAGCCCATCCAAGAGATTCGAGCTTTTCATTTGACACAATATAGTTACGTTTATCAAAATCTTCTGCGAACTCGTCTTCTATAATCACTAAATCTGGGATATATTGTTTAATACGCTGAGCTAACTCCAGTTTACTTAAATTAGCTGACGATAAACCAACATTAAATGGCTCTCCAACACATTTATCGTAGTTTTCTATAACAAATAAGAACGTATTAGCAATATCTCTTACATGAATGTAGTTTCTCTTAAAGGAAGCTTGAAATAACACCAATAATTTATCTGTAACAGCTCTATATACGAAATCATTTACCAATAAATCCAATCTCATACGTGGTGATAAACCAAATACTGTAGCTAATCTTAAGGCTACACCTGATCGTTCACTGTTTAACAAGCATAATTCAGCGTCACACTTTGTTTTTGCATAATGTGATAGTGGATTGAATGGACTCTCTTCAGTAATAATGTCTGTTGAAGAGCCATACTGTGAATTAGTGTTTGGTAATATTAATTGTTGATCTTTTGATGTATTTTCAACTAAACTATCGATCTGATCGTAATTAATCTGTGTCGCTTCAATCATATTACGATCACACGCTGGCATTCCAACGATAGCTGCTAATGGGATAATAACATCATAATCTTTAAGGTTAACTAGTTGCTTTAAATTGCGTACATCACCTTTTATAAAGGTAAAATCTTCATTATAACAATAATCTGTTAAACTTAACTGTTTATAAATTAAATTATCTACAACTGTAACTTTATATTTGTTATCTAATAGTAGACCTGTTAGTATACTACCTAAATAACCCGCTCCTCCTGTAATTAACACTTTCATATTATTTGTCTCTATCTGAAATTATAGCTTGGTTTAAATCAATTGGCCAATTAAAATTATAATCTTTATCGTACCACTTTACCGTGTATTGGCTATCAACACCACCGTAATGTTCTGTCATTTTATAACTAAATAAACATTCTTCACTAATACAATAGTGACCATTTACACAATCTGCAGGTACCAGCACTTGATTACGGGTTTTACTGTCTAAATAAAATTCTACCCATTTTTTTGTCGATGGTTGAGCCACTACAAGGTAAATTTCACCATATAAACAGCTTATAAGCTTCCATGTTTTATTATCACCATGTAATCCTCTAAATACGTTCTGTTTAGACTTGGAAAGAGTATCTAATACAAATTCTTTACCCTTAAACTGCTGTAAAAGAGTCGGGCTACCGTTTATAAACTCTTTAAAGGTATGTGTATCATACGCTTCAAAGTTTTCACCACGGTCATCTTTATATAGATCAGGTTCAATTAGGGTTAACCCTTCTATGTCTGCAATAGACTTAAAATACATCCCAATTTTGCAAGTTTGATTTAAGTTCTGCAGCAAGGCAGTCTGTTTTTAGGTCGACTCTCTCCCCTAGCTCTTTTGAAATTACATTTTTAGCGGTATTTCTAACACCGTTAATAGAATGTGTTAATTTAAGTAGGTAAGATTCATCATCATCCGCGCTATTTCTAACTTTACTTTCGTTTTCCCATATATACCTATTAGATAACATTACAATACTAACCGCCCTAATCAGTTCTGCTGTAAGATCTATATTCTTTTCCTTAATAATTTGATCTAGGTCATACTTTATATCACTAATCTCTTCATCATACGCCTCTTTATTATCAGGTATAAAGATAGACTTTAACTGACAAATAGTCATACGATCTATAAGCTCTGCAAACGTGGGTAAATATTTTCTATCGGTCATTTTTTATTTGTTTAAGGTTTTTTATTACTTCATTAATAGGTACATCTGGAACTGAGGTAGGCCCAACACCATGTTTATCGGTAAACTTGCCCCATGCCTCTTTAATGTTAGATTGCCAGTCATCTCTAGGCCTAATAGCGGAGCTATCTTCAGAACAAGCTTGTTCAACAACGTAATCCAAACTATTAGCAATATCTGCCCACCACCAATACGGCGTGCTATAGTTATCTTTAGCAAGCTCGTAGGAATGATCTACATGTTCAAACGCATTAGTGTAAGTTTCATCATATATACCCACTTCAGTTAAACACTCTCGTGTATAAAAACAAACAGCCCCTACACAGTGCTGGTTTAAAGCAATTTTTACTTTACCGTAGTCAATAATTTTACGTGGTACAGGCTTACCACCACTAATTCCAGCCTTGTTTGCTGGGCCATGGTATGCAAACATAAAATGGTGGATGCCAGTTGCTTTATGAGCTTTAATATATTGTTCAAAAATATCACCTTTAAATAACATATCATCTTCTACCAAAATAATATAATCACAATCCTTCTCTAGTAGGTGTTTAAGAGCCATATTCTTAGCGCGTCCTACACCCTCCATTCCAGTTGTTGCAATTATTGGTGAATTAGCGTCAAATAGCGGCCCTTTACCGTCATTAACTACAACGATATGATCATACCACTCTTCTTTAATAGACTCTCTACATTTTTTAAAAAACTCCGGTCTATTACATGTAATAATACCAACTCCTATCATATTCCAAATTTTCTATGTAAGTCTTTCATATGCTCCTCATGATCTACTTCTGCTTTCTGTTGGTATACTAATGACTCTAGCTCTTTTAAATTTTCTGAGTTTAAAATCGAATCTTCATCACCATACATGTCACCATCTTCGGCTACATATTCAGAAATTAGATCTATTCTTTTCTGTGCATCACTAGGTACGGTTAACACACACGGTGAATCACCTTTCGGGAAAAATATATCCGATTCAACGTTCTGTGAATACTGACTATACAATGAATTAAAAATATTATCTACCTCTTTAATATATTCCTTATCAGTCTCCCTCGTACCATCGTCTTCGATTTGTTGACTTTCATCAAATTTACATAAAAATATAATATCTAAATGTTTCATTGATTCACGCATTATTGCTATTTGGTCTGCACAAAATTCTTTAGTAAATCCTTCTATTCCTTTTTCATGTGACCATAAAGTATAAGCAATGTTATCTAAAGTACATCTATCGTATACAATATGTTGTACGTCTTTATTTTCTTCTTGTACTTTTGACATAAAGTCAAGAATAGCTGATTGTGTATCAGGAGTTGTGTCTTTTGAATGCTTTAGATTATCTTCTTGTATTAAATCCCTATATGTTTTTTCAGGTGTTGTATAATTATCCCATGTGTAAAGAAAACTCTTTACTGTTGTAGTTTTACCTGAATTACCTGTGCCAGAAAATGCGATTCTCATTACGTTATTTAGCTATTTTTTTTTCAGATTCTATACCTTTAATGCCATATCCCACACTAATAAGTGTAATCTTGAAGAAAATTTTACATTTAAAGCTTTAGCATATTCTGCAACTGCAGGAGCGTTAGTAATATGTTCTTCTCTACTACCAGCTACAGGCATTAACCATATACGATCTAACGGTAAATTAATTTCTTTATCATCTGTCACATACTTATCCCAAATTTCATTAATATCTGAAGATTTATTAATAACAAACTTAAAACCAGATCTATTATTTTTATGCCATTTAAGCACCTCCGGTTTATATGTATTAGATTCCGGATCTCCGTTGGTTGTAAGTTTTGGTGAAGTTGTAAAGGTAGCTAAATATTTATCTACCCATATATTATCAGGCATTATTGTAGCATTAGTTTCAAAGTCTATACGTGGAATAAAATCATACCTTTCAACAAAAGCTTCAATAAATTTTAATAGTTTCTTTTGCTGTACTAGTGGTTCACCTCCAGTAATTTTAAGTATTACATTGTTTTTAAGCTTTTCAATATATTGTCGTTCTTCCATATATTGAAATATTTCATTAAATGTCATTTTATTTCTGACAGACCAAGAAATAAATGAATCACAACCATTAGGTGAATCTTTTGAAGCAAACCCTTTACATGTTAGATTGCATAAAGATAATCTAAAAAATAAAGATGGCTCTCCAACATATTCACCTTCACCCTCTATAGTATAAAAGATCTTATCGTCAGATATAAGCAGTGTCTGTTTATCACAATCTACCATATACTTTATATTATAGTATTCATAAGCGTGTTTTTCAACTAAATATTAGTACATGAGCGTAAAAACTGCGCGTAAGCGTAAAGAATTTAAAGTGGAAATGCCAGTAGAGGATATTTTCAGTCCTAACTGGCTTTTAAATTTTAAAATAAAAAAACCTTTTTATTTTAATCCCGTACATAAGGAATTTTACAACTGTTTAAAACATCCTAACA